TGCTCTTCGGTGAAGTTGTCGGCCACCTTGGCAAAGGATTGCCGGGCGTAATTGGCGACATCTCGATCGGTGAGATAATGGTTTATATACTCTGCTTTCATGGTTTTCTTTCTGGTTGGTTAAGGAAAATGTGGGGGCGCTTAGCCATTGAGGTCTCTGATGACAACTTGTTCTGCCACAAATTCATGCGGCACCGGTCTCGGGACGGTGACTATACCGAGCGATCCAGATTTTTTTATTGCGATCGCTGCGGTAGCCGGGTTCAACGGGATTGACGTCTCGTGGTCATACCCAACGACCAATCCTCACGCAGTTGCGTATTTTCAGATTTGGCGAAACGTCACTGAGTCTTTTGCTGGTGCTGTTCAGATTGCCCGAATCAACGGCAGTCATTACTTTGACTTCAATCAAGACGACTTGCCTCTGACCCGGTACTACTGGGTGCAGGTGGTTTCAGTCAATGGAACCACTGGTCCAGCTGTTGGACCGGCTTCAGCTACGGCCAAGACAACTGTGGCTGCGATGATTGAGCAGCTGTCAGGTGAGATTGATGCTGGGGTACTGGCCCAAAGCTTGAAAGCCACGCTCGACAAGATCGTCTTGAATGAGCAAGCCATCACGCAAGAAATCACGGCTCGAACTGGGGCCAACAATGCGTTTAGCCAGTTGCTGACTCAGGTGCAGGCAGGCGTAGAAAGCCTGTACTCGACCGTCCAAACGGAGATCACCAGTCGCCAGGATGGCGACTCGACGCTTGCTTCAGCCATCAACACGGCCCAGAGCACGTTTGGAACCAACCTGGCAACTGCCCAGCAAACGCTGCAAACCAATATCAACACTGTGGGTGGCAAAGTTACGGACATTGGTGCGCGCTACACAGTGACGGTGGGTGTCAATGGCTTGGCTGGTGGCTTTGGGATCTACAACAACGGCACGACCATTGAAGCTGGCTTTGACGTAACGAAGTTCTGGGTTGGCAGCACGAATGCCAACAAGCGCAAGCCGTTCATGATCGTGGACGGGGTCACGTACATCGACACTGCGGCAATCCGAGATGCTTCGATTGACCAGGCCAAGATTGGTGACTTGTCAGCAAACAAGATCACCACCGGTTCGTTGAGCGCATCCCGTATCAATGGCCAAGGCCTGATCGTTTACAGCGGCAACTACACGAGCTCTTACAGCTGGCCATGGGCTGCAGGTGGTACGTCTGGCTTCCATCTGGGCCCCAGTGGCTTGCTGATGGGTGACTACTACAACAACCGGTACTTCCAGATTGATGCTTCGGGCAACGTTTATGCCCCTGGTTTTTACATGACCAATGGCAACCTCACGCTGAACAACGTGACGATTACCCGTAGCACTCGGGTTGCTGGCGGTTCGCACTCAATTCCAGGCGGTCTTACTTGTGGCGATACCGGTGAGGGTTATTGGAACGTCGGGTATACGCCCGTTGCAATGGGCTTTCAAAATGGTCCAGGAGAGTTCTTTATTGATACTGGCTACGATGACGTTTGGGCAATTTCTGATACGACTCGGCCGGTTTACACATGCAAAATTCTGGCAGCTACTGGATATCTTTGGTACGGCGGAGCAGGCCCAGGCAACGCTAAAGCCAATGATTGGGCAATTGAAGGGCATGTGCTTTCAGATCTGGATTTCTACCGCACAGGTGCTTCTGGTGCAGTCCCTGGTGGCCGCCTGTTTATTCGTGTTCGAGTGCATGGCCCGCGCAATAATCACAGCTCCATTTATTCACAACGATTGGATTCAGTGACATGGTCGATGAACAAAGTAACGTAATCCCAGAGCCTCCAGTAAGGCCTGTGCCCCAGCCTGAGATTCGCAATGAGTACTTTCTTGCTGATGAAGAGGGCTTCTACAAAACCAGTTTGTACCTGACAGACGCGGAAGTTCCCCGTTACACAGGGCTGTTGACTGAAAAGCCGCCTGAGCGTGAAGCTTTGGGCATAGTGGCAATTCAACTGACTCCAGAAGAAGAAACTGAGTTGGTTTGGGCGCGCGTGCGTGTACAACGAGCCAGGCTGCTGGCTGAATCAGATTGGGTTACTGCTCGAGCCATGGATCAAGGAACGCCTGTACCGCCTGAATGGCAGGCTTATCGCCAAGCTTTACGAGACCTTACAGACCAGCCTGATCCCAGACAATTGGTCTGGCCGGAGCTACCGGCCTAATACCCGTTTGTGGTGTAATACAGGCAATTAAACGGATGTCTGAATAGCAGGAACTTCCGACCAAATTTCCTTGGCGCCATACGTGTCAAGACTGTCGGAGAACCTGCAAATGACAACACGAATCAAGCTCGTCCAAGGGGACACTGGTCCTCAGATTCGCCTTACCTTGACGAATCAAGTCACCAATCTGCCAATCAATTTGACTGGTGCGACGGTGACTCTGAACTTCCGAGGTGTCGATTCGGACGACGCAATTTTTTCTCGTCCTGCCTACATCAACCCGGATACAGCAAGTACCGGGATCTGCTACATCGAGTGGGCAGTAGGCGATCTAGACGTTGAACCAGGTGATTACGAAGGCGAGATCGAGGTGGTCAGCAGCACTGGTGTGCGCGAGACCATTTATGACCTCTTGCACTTCCGTGTGCGAGGCGAAATCGCATGAAGCTGACGGCAGTTGCTCAAGCTCTTCAGGCCGCAGTGACGCGGCTTGGGACGGTTGCTGCCGTACAGGTTCCGGCCATCCAGCTGGCCTACGAACTGGGCTTGTGGATCAAACGGATCACACGCAATGAGACGTTGAGTGTTGTCGATGGTGCAGGGGTCTTGAACGAGATGTTTGTCTCGTACTTTAAGAAGCTGACCGACAACGCAACCATTGCCGATGCCATTGCCACGGACTTCCACAAGGCGTTGCGTGACAACGCTGGCTTTACGGATGTCCAGATCATGGACTTCTTCAAGATCCTGGCTGACGAAGCCACGGTTGCTGATGTGCACCAGGTGGCTCTGGCCAAGATCCTGGTAGATGAAGTCCGAGTCACAGACGACCTCGATGGCAATGCCTCGATCCTCGACGAGCAGACCATCAACTTTGTCAAGGATCGTAGTGAACTGGCTTTGGTAGAGGATCTCTTCTATCGAGTGGTTCAGTTTGTTCGTCAGTTTGACGAGCCAGTAGGCGTGTCTGAAGCCTTGCGCTCGGACATGGCTAAACCGTTCTATGACGATGCCGGAACGGCAGATTTATACCAAGCCAGTGTCACCAAACCGGTCAGTGATTCAGCTTCTCTGACGGACGACATTCTTGTATTCGATACCGGTAAGTTTTTGAACGACAATTCCGGTGTTGGCGATGCAATCTCCAAAGGCTTTAATCGAGCCCCAATTCTGGAAGCATTCGCTGTTACTGACCAGCCAAGTCTTGGTTCCGGTCTAGTGAAAAACGACTCGGCCCTGATCACCGACTCGGGGTCGCTTCGTAGCCAAGGTTATTGCGACCTCAGCTATTTTGAAGATGACTACGTCGGGGCCATCAGATCTTTTTAAGGAAAAACCATGATCAACGAAACTCTCAAACTCAGCGGCCAATTGGCTATCGTTCTCAAAGACAAGAACGGCAACGTCAAAGAAACTCGTGAGGTGAAAAACCTCGTGGTGAATGCTGGTTTGGCATTCATCATCAGCCGCATGACTGGTACAGCCAAAAACGTCATGTCTCACATGGCTCTGGGTTCTGGTACTACTGCAGCCGGTGCTGCACAGACCGACCTGGTCAGCTTGCTTGGTTCACGCGAAGCGTTGGACAGCACGACCATTCTCGGCAGCAACAACGAGAAGGTGCAGTACGTGGCTTCTTTTGAAGCTGGTGATGCAACAGGTGCTGTGACTGAAGCCGGCATCTTCAACGGTTCTACTGGTGGCGACATGCTTTGCCGCACAGTGTTCCCAGTGGTGAACAAGGCGTCTGACGACACCATGGCCATCACCTGGACCATCACCCTGGCCGCTGCGTAATAAGGGGCAGGCATGTCCGATATCACACTACGTCAAACCAAGGGCTCCGCTCTGACGACGGCTGAGGTTGATGCGAACTTCGAGAACTTGAATGAAGACAAGTCCGAGAAGTCCGCCAACCTTAATGACGTAGCGGACAAGCCTACTGCCCGGACCAATCTGGGCGTGTACAGCAAAGCAGAAGCCGACAGCCAAGCAATCGCTATGGCCATTGCTCTGGGCTAAGAAGGAAACATCATGGCATTCAAATCACAAGTAACACCCAACATCGG